GCCATGTTATAAATGGAGTGAAATGTAGGGTTGACCTTTCAATTTCTAAGTTGTTAATAGATCGTGTTACTCTAGACACTTTTAAAATGCCGTCCATTGAAATGGACAAATCAGAATTAGTAGAATGTGCTGTATCATTAGCTCGACGAATGTTGTTGGTTTATCCTGACTTGCGGTTATCACTAGTAGCGCCAGATTTTAAATTGTACACCATTGATGGTATGATATATGTTCCTGAAGAAAATGAGAAGTGGAGGGTTGAACAGTCGCCTACATTCGCCGCAACAGGTGCTATACGCCTTATCTCTGCTACATCTAGTTTTGAGAGTACGATGCCACACGTTGCCGCTTTATTATTCTATCAAGATGGGGCTGCGTTTAAATATGGATATAGCCTGGATCAAATTTCTATATTGCGAGATGTATTCACTTTAAATGGACATGTCAATCCCACTTACGTTACTTGGTTTACAAATGAACAGCTTCTTCCTCGATACCAAGAAGATCGATCCTATCTATCGTTTGGAGTTCTCTCTATTTCAGCCATATCTTTAATTGCATCATTTATCTACACTGTTTATCTATATTGTACACGGACTAATGATTTGGCTAAAGCCATAATAACACCAAATAGAAAGAACTTCACGAAATCACCGAAGCTTCAGGAAAAGGACTACGCTGAAAGAGAAGAGGTGATAAGAGATTTTGAACGACTTGGCAATGAAGCCCATAAATACTGGTTTGATAAATTATCTAGACCTGGAGTAGCTGCCGCATATGATAGTATATGGGAAGCTAATTCCTCGAAAACAAACGATACATCTTTAACTCAAGAAATGAAAAGGTTGATTAAAGCAGCTGAAAATAGTCCTCGAAAGATGTATCGCTTGATGGAAGTTTTTGAAGATAATGCTGCTTTCCAGGAATTACTTAAAGAAATAGCACCAAAATATCCCTTAAGATCTAATGCTGTTAATAAAGTACCGCCAGTTTCTTCACAAAAATTTTTGTATGAGGACTTAGTGAAGAAAGTAAAGCGCAACCAAGTAATTGTCACCTACAAAACAGGGTTTGCCGAAGAGAAAAGTTATGGTCTAGTCATCAAAGGGAAGTATGTACTGACAATTAGTCATACTATCATTGACGGCTATGACCAAGAATTATCTTGTGACTTTGATATTGAGGGTAAAGTTTATTCCAGCCCATTACGAATTCTCCATATGGATAGGTCTAGAGACTATATTTTAACAGTTATGGAAAATAAAAATGTACCCTCTTTTCCTGATATTACAAAACATTTCATGGATGAAGTAGAAGACATCTCTTATAATGCATTACTGGCTCGTCCAGAAATGTGTTCATCCATGCATGCAGGAGTAGCTCTCAATATCGATGAGTCTATAGGCTCAACAATAGCTAGGACTGAACAGAACTTCTTTTATGCCAAATCCTTCTTTATGATGTATGTCGATAAATTAGCCCCTTTACAATATATGAGAAGGGGAGATTGCGGAATACCTTTGTTTGTACAAGTAGACGACGGTTACAAAATAGCTGGAATTCATATAGCGTTAGGACCAGAAGTAAACATCTTTAGTAGCATACCTCGTTCCACCTTCGATAATCTCCCGGTGGAATTGCAATGTAATGCCGTGATGCAAGATTTAGGATGTGCTGAGGTATTTAATACCCCTGTACTGACAACACCTGAAATTGAAAGTATGCTAACCTCCACCAGAGTAGATGGATATAAAGCTGAAGGAGTGGAATGCAGAGGTTCAACTAGCAAAGCCTTTTCGTTTGACTCAAAGTCATCAAGACCTTTTAAGATAAAACTTGAGGATATTCCATTCTTACCGAGAACTTCAGATATAGCCCCTCAAGATGAGGAAGTTGTAAAAGATAAAACCCAATTATTACAAAAGCTAAATGGTGAACCTTCAATTCTTTTGACACAGTTAGCAAAATTCGGAGAACAACATTCCCTGAATTATGATCAAGATCTTTTTAATCTGACGTCTAGCTATCTATTGTGGTACTATAAGAAGTATTATGATGGTGCTCGACTTTTGAGTATAGGAGAGGCCATAAATGGAGTACAGAATAGAAAAGATCCCCTATTTGGTTTTGCAGGTCGTATGAAAGTAGACACGTCTTCCGGTATAGTTTATTCAAAATGCTTCAATGCCCCACTTAAAGGCGATGTCTTACAAAACGTTTCTACTGAGCAAGTTCCATACTATAAAATAGCTGAAAACTCCGCTGGGGAATATCTGAAAAAGACACTGGTTAAAATGGAGTATCATTTGCGACAAGGACATGAATTTATAACTGGTGCTAAAGCGTGTTTAAAACCTGAATTGTTACCCATTGAAAAATGTCAAGTTGGAGGGACACGCCTCTTTCAAGCAGTGGATGTAGATAATTATCTAATGGGAAATCGTCTATTCGGAGCTCTTACCGCATTACAAATGAGTAAACGTAGAGAATGTGTGTCTCAGGTCGGAATAAATGCTATTCGTGAGTTTACAGAGCTAGTTTCTAGATTATATAATGTGTCCAAAGATATACATTATTATGACTATAAAAGGTTTGATAAATGTATTCCAATGGTTCTGATAGAAGAGTATGCTAAGATGAGATATGAATTACTTCCGGAAAGCCAAAAGACTCCAGAGACATACAACATGATAACGACCTACTGTCGTTCTACAGTCCATTCTATGCAAGTTAATAAGGGTTCTATATTCTTCGTAAATCGTGGAAATTTGTCAGGATGTCCTGATACGGGTATCAAGAACGACTATGTGAATCACTTTCTCTTAATTTACACTTTAATGAAATATATAAAGGAAAACAGCCAGGATATCGAAACTGAATTGTCATTTGAACTTTTACACGAGATTTATGATGCTGTAACTTTAGGAGATGATATAGCATTTACCACTAAACTGCCTATTGACTTCGTATATATGGAAAAATCTGTTAAATCCTTGGGATTCACATTAACAACATCTGGTAAAGGAATTGCAGCTGATAACACATTTTTGTCACGTTATTTTGGACCTCCTGACTCTGGCGTAGTGTTTCCAGCATTAAAGAAAACTTCGATCGAACGTTTGTTATATTTTGTTGCCGATGATAAGCCTGGTCTCTATACTCTAAATTTTCAAGGAGCATTAGCAGAAGCTGCATTATGGGATAAGACTTATTATGAATTAATACGTGAAGCTGTCCAATATCGGCTGAATAAATTTCCTCTTAAGTTCCGTAATAAAGTCAAACAGGATTTACTGATTCATAATTATGAAGTAGCACGGAACTTATGGAGAAATTATATTCTCGGACATGCTGAAGTACCGAAGTTTGTGTCCTCGGTAGAAGACAATCGATCTGTATATGAAATATACGCGAATTCTTGTGAGAAAGAAAAATTTTCCTTAACAATGGCAAATTCGAGTCTAACCATAAAAAGTGTAACGGATTATGAGTATGTGAGGACTTATCCCGACAGGGTGAAAGAGCTCACATCATCATTGAAAGAAGTGTTTGATGCCTTAGGTCCTGCTCCTAATGAGAAGATAGAGAAAGATATTAATGCCTTTAAAATTCATTTAGACAAGGTAACTACTCAAGCAGTCAATTCCAC